TTAGGCGGGTTTAGCAGGCTCGGACGTCTCCGACGTCTTCGCGGTGATCAGTCGGAAGACGAACGTCCAGACGAACACGACGACGGCCAGGGCTCCGAAGACCAGCCAGATGGCCGCGACGATCGCCCACCAAGCGAGCAGGAACGGGGACAGGAGCAGCCACTTCGTCACTGTGGCGGCCAGGCTGCCCGTGCGGCTAACGCCGCCGAGCGGGACCGAGTACGAGAACGGCCCCGGGAGGGGTACGTGGAGGTGAGCAGGCACGGCGGCCTCCTTTCTTACCCGGAGGTATCGGCCGCCTGACCTGGGGCGTTACCCCTCATCGATGCGGATCTCCACCCGGTCTTCCTCGTACAGGGTGAGTTCATGCCGAAGCTTCCCGTCCGGGTCCAGGCGCAAGATGCTCCACGATGGTGCACCGGTCAACGGGTGTGTGCCGACCTGTACCTCAGCCACTTCGACGTGCCACCCCTGGTAGTCGATGTGCTGACCGGGCCGGATCTCGTTGGGGTGGGTAGGCACCACGGTCTCCTCTCGGAAGTCGTGGACCGATCGTACGGCGACCTCGGCCATGCCCTCGTAGAAGTCCTCCGGCTCCTGGTGCCCGCTGTGCTCCCAATCCCAGGCGGCCAGCTTCTTGGCCACGTGCTCGATCAGCTCCGTCATTCGCCCTCCGTCTGCAAGCTCACCAAGGCCACGCCAGGGAGACGGACGGTCATGTCGGGGAACGCGGACCAGTACCCGGCTGCACGCTTCTCCTCCACGATGATCTTGTCCAGCGGGCCTGTGGTGACCCCGGACAGCACGGCCAGCTCCTTACCGTCCTTCGATACGGTCAGCTCGAAGTCGTACGGCCCGCTCACTTCTTCGGCCTCCCGGTCCGCCGGAACGGCGACAGCCGTTCGATCAGGCCCTCCAGGGCGCTGACCATCTCGTCTCCGCCGGGGTGCGGGACGCTGATCCCGTCCGAGTACCCGAGGAACTGCGGACCGCCGTAGTCGTTCGTCTCCGTCCCCGAGAAGATCGGCTGCGGGGGCACGACCCAGTACACGGGACCGGTGCCGTCCCGGCCTCGGAGCATCTTCAGCGCAGTCTCCGCTCGGGAGAGCACCGTCCGGACCTGCACCAAGACATCAGTCGTGTCCCGGCCGAAGTCGATCTCTGGCGCGCGGTCATCGGTCACTTGCCCTCCCCGCACAGCTTCGAGGCCAGCCGGAACATCTCGGTCCACGACCGTGCGAACCGCTTCTGACGCAACTCGACCGTCTTCGTGATCGAACGAGTGGACAGGCCACCTGGAGCCCATACGTCGTCCTCGGCGTGGACCGATCGGTCGTCGATGTAGGCGGCGGCCAGGAGCTTCCCGCACACGATCTTGTGGAACGTGATGCCCCAGTAGTTCAGCCACGCCTCGATGGCCTCGTAGTCCGTCCAGGGGCGCGACGTGTGGATGACGATCTTCCATCCGTCGATCACTGCTTCGTCGAGCTTGTGGACGTTCCGCCAGATCGGATTGCCGATCTCGGACGTCGGGTTGTCTGGCGTCCACAGGGGCTCGGCCAGGGTGCCGTCTAGGTCGACGGCCAGCCAGAGCAGGTTCTTCCTCGGCTCGGGCAGCTTCGGGCCGGTGTCGAGGTACCCAACGGTCTCCCAGTTCACTCGCCCGCCTCCCACCTGCTGACGGCCTCGGGCAGCTTCTTCGGGGCCTCTGCCGCTGCGACCTTCCGCCTCGTCTGCTCGGCGGCGAACAGGTTGAAACACACCGCCGCGAGGTGGTTCTCAGTCCGGTCGCCTTCGAGGTACTGGAAGTGGTGCCGGAGCCCGGAGGCGTCCATCCGGTCGGCCTCTTCCTTCGAGTTGGCCAGCTCCCAATTCCGGTCCCCGTACTTCTCCGCTCCCCGGGCCATCAGCTCGGCCAGCTCCCGCAGGAACCACAGGGGGATCAGGTCGTACCGGGGCTTGCCCTCCTGGGCGTCCCGACGCATCCCAGACTCGAACTCGTGCCGCTTGCCGGAGTCGAGCGTCACGAACTCGCTCAAATACTCTCCTCCTTCAGGAATCGAAGAATCTCGGTGCGAAGCTTCGCCTCGATGCGAGGCTTTCCGCTGCGCTCGTCGAAGTAGCGGATCGTCGGAACCAGCCCGATGTTGTATTCCGCGCGGACTGCGGGGGTCGCCTCGCGGTACGCGAACTTGACGCCGTTCTCCCGCGCCCACTTCTCCGCCAGCGCCCGGAGGTCATCGGTCTCGACTCCCCCGCCCAGGCCGAAGAACGTCAAGTGCTTCACTTCTTGCCTCCGAAGTACTTCGCCAGCGTTTCCGCGATCGCCTCGTCCTGTGTTCGCCCGTCATCACCGAACGGAACATCCACGTCGATTGCCGCGATCGTGTAGCTTCCGAACTTCAGCCGGACGATGTGCAGAGCGGGCTCAGGCGCAGGTTCCGCGCCGCCGCTTTCCCATTGGTCGAGTTCCCAGGCGTTCCACTCCGGATTCACTTCGAGTTGTGCTGAGATGATGTTCATTTGTCCTCCTTCTAGAAGTCGTGCGCGCACAGCGGGCACACATAGACCCGGTCCGGGTCTGTTTCCGGCTGGAACCCGACCTCGTTCGCTATCTCTCGCTCGCGGCGAAGCAGTTCATCGGCCGTGGCGAACACGTGGCCGCATTCGCCACACACCCGGTAGTAGTTCTCGGGCAGCGGCTCGTGGCCGTGGAAGAAACATTCGTCGTTCATGCAGCGGCTCCGTACAACGAGCCCCAAGACCGCTTACCGACCTCGGGGTCAGTTCCGATGAACACAGGCCCCATCTGTTCGGCCATGTGCCGGGCGATCTGCTCCGCGCCCCACTGCGCGTGCTTCGCGGGCAGGGACGCCACGACCTCGTCATGGATAGGCAGGCGCAGGTACCGGGTGAAACCGGCCTTGTGGAGCCGAATGAGGCCCCGGCAGGTCACGTCCCGACTGGACGACTGGACGAGGTAGTTCAGGGCGCTGTAGGCCCTGTCAGGGTCGACCGGCAGTCGACGCCCCACCGGTGTGGTGATGTAGCCGTTCTGCCGGGCCTCGATCTGGAGCTTCCGGGAAAGCTTCTGCACTCCTGGGTATGCCTTGTCGAAGCCCTCGACCACGCGCTTGGCCGTGGCCATGTCCAGGCCGGTCTGTTCAGCCACGGTCTTGGCTCCGCCGCCGTAGACCCGGCCGAAGTTCACGACCTTGGCCCACTTCCGCTCCTTGTCGTCCTTCGTGATGTGGTCTCCGAAGGCCGCTTGAGCGGTCATCAGGTGGAGGTCGGCCCCCTCGGCGAACGCCTGGATCATCGTCGGGTCGCCGGAGAGCGCAGCCAGGACGCGAAGCTCCTGCGCCTGGTAGTCGACAGAGCCGATCAGATGGCCCTCGTCCGCCACGAAGCAGCGCCGGATCATGAAGTCGCCCGAGGGCAACGTCTGGGCCGGAATGCCCGTGATGCTCATCCGCGCCGTGCGGGCGCGAAGGGCGTTGATCGAGGCATGGCAACGGCCGTCGCTGTCCATGTTGGACAAGAACCCGTCAACCCACGTGGACCTCCACTTGCGGGCCTTCTTGGCCTCCTTCACCGCAATGGCGAACTCGTCACCCTGCTGGACCAGTTCATCAAGGAGCTTCTTGTCCACCTTCCGCTTGCCGGTCGGCGTGCGGTCGGTGATCTTGACGCCTCGGGACTCCAGGACGTCGGCAACCTGCTCAGTGCTGTTGACGTTCTCGCACCCGAGCTTGGCCGCGATCTCCGTGTACGCCTGCTCCTCCCCCGCCAGCCGGGCCGACAGCTCCAGCGTGTAGTCCACGTCGAGCAGGAAGCCAGTCCGCTCCATGTACGAGCAGATCTCGGCAATCTTGTGCTCGTAAGAGATCAGACCCCGCGCCGAGCTGGGCACCAAGGGCATGAGTTTCCCGGCCAGCCGGGCGGCCAGGACCGTATCCATGCCCGCGTACAGGTTGTACTCGGGATGGAACGTGTCCACCTTGGACCAGATGCGCGACTTGGTCGTCTTGTGTTCCTTGGCAAGTCGGGCCATCAGACCCTTGACCTCATCGGCTGCCTGGGCGTCGATGTGGTGGGCGGTCAAGGCTTCGAGGCCCTGCCCAATCCCACCTTCTTCCTGTCCCCGGGGGTCGGCCAGGTGCGCCAGTATCTTGGTGTCCAACACCTTGGGCCATAGCTTCTCCATCTCCACGCCCAAGTGCCGGTCGAACTCCTGGAGGTCGAAGACGCCATTCTGGAAGACGAGCTTGTCCACGCCGAGGAGAGCCCGGCGAGCGTCCTCCTTGAACCGCCCGCCGAGTTCTACCGGGATTACCCACGACTCGGTCTTGGTCCCGAACTGGACCAGCCGTAGCCGGTGGTCCTGGCCGTAGATGTCCAGGCCCGTCGATTCCGAGTCAACCGCGAGGGCGCGAAGGTTGGACCGCACGAAGTCCCGGAAGGTTTCCAGGTCGTCCTCATGCTCTGCGACCTTGATAGAAACCGGCTCGCCCTCGACCACGTAGCGGTGTTCCTTCACCGCCTCTCCTTTCGCTGCGGTCGATCAGGCCCAGTACTTGTGCCGGACGATCCGGCTCACGGTGGCCGGGTTGATGTCGAACGCGTCGGCGATGTCGACCTGCTTCCAATTCGCCGAGGCCAGTTCGCGAATACGGGCGACGTCGCGGGCAGTCAGCTTCTTCTGGTTGCCGTACCGGTCTTTCAGTCTCCGGTTCTCGCGAGCGACAACATTGACCTGCTGCTGAATGTCGGAAGCGGTCTTGACGAGCTGGTCGAGTGCTTCCTGAAGAGAGTTGCTCAATTGGTTTCCTCGATGTCGTAGAACTGGACGTTGACGAGCGGGATCACGGTCTTCTCCGCTGGTCCCGTGTGGACGGTCAGAGCGGTGAGGCCCTCGTCCACGGTCACGCCTTCGGCGTGCTGGACCTGGCCGTTCGTGAAATGGACTTCGACGTTGACCATCGATCTCCTTTTCCGGGCACACAAAAGGGGCCGAGGTCATCGCGCCTCAGGCCCCTAGCGGTGCTGGTCTATCTAGGACTTACTTGATGAACTCCGGCTTGCACTGCTCGTTGCGGTCACGCTCCGAGCAGAAGAAACCCTTGTACGCCTTCCCGCTGGACTTGGACACGCCCGACTTGAACTGCATCTGACCGTGCTTGCAATAGCGTTCCTCGCCGCCGGGGGCCTGGTCCGCGCCCTCGGGCTTTCCGGCCTGCCGCTGCTGCCCGCCGCCCTGCGGTGCCGAGCTGCCACCCGCGAAGTAGCCGCCCGCGCGCTTGGTGCGGTCCAGCAGATCCCGCAACTTCTCGTCCGACAGGTGACCGATGGCGTCCTCGACGTCGGCCGCGTGGACGACCACCCACGGAGCGTCAAAGCCCGCGCCGCCCTTCAGGGTCACCACCACCTTGCCTTCCGAGCCAGCCGCGACCGGCCGCGCCGGGGTGGCCGCCGGAGCCTGAGCCGGAGCAGCCTGCGCCTCGTCGGCAGGGGCATCAGCGAACGGATCGAAGGTCACTTGGTTCTTCCTTTCGTTGTTTGGAATCCAGTCCGAACGGACTGGGTCACGCCTGGCGCTTCAGGGACACATGCGCCTGAGCGTTGGACACGGCCTGCCGGGAGCCCGGCCCGTCGTGCGCCTCGGCGGCTCGCCGAAACTCGCGGTTCAGCTCGTGCGTGAGCGCGTCCACGGCGCGCTGGACGGTCTTCCGGTCGGTGGCGTCCGCACTGACCAGGCCGTCGACGTAGCGACGTGCCAAGGCGTTCTGGTGGGCCACCGACAGCTTGTCGGCCGCCACGCGGACATCGACGTCCTCTACCGAGAACACCGAGGCCGGTTCGGGTGCGCCCTCAACCTTGATCTCTCCGACGTCGACCAGCGCACCGCGCTCCAGTCGCTCTCGCACTTCGCCGGTCGAGTATCGGAACTGGCCTGAGAAGTGCTCGTAACTCACGCGCTCGCCGCTTGCGAGTTGCACGCCGATCTTGAACAACGCCCGGCGCAGCGCTCGGGGCTCCAGGCTCGCCGCTACCGTGGCGTAGTTGTTCTCCAGCAGCCGGGCGGCGATGTCCTGCTCGATGTCATCGGCTTCTACGACGCCTTTCCACTCCATCTCGATGTGCCTCGCCGCCCGCTGGATGTCCGGGAGGATCTGAATGAGGGCGTCATTCTGGTTGGTCAAACCCGTTCCTTTCAGACCTCGAAGACTTCGCCGTCCACGATGAACCGGCGGCCGACGATGGGGATCGTGTCCACCTGGACATTGCGGCCGTCCACATTGACTAAGGCGAAACCCTGCTGCCAGTTCGCTGTTCCGCCCTGGAGGTAGTTCGCCAGCTTCATGTTCATGAGGTTCCCGACCTCGACGCCGGTTACCTGGCGGCTGATGTCGCCGCCGAACCCGAAGGTGTGGCTGGCCTTTCCGAGTCGGTGGGTGTGTCCCATGATCACGGACGTCTGGAAGTTCTTCGCCGCGTTCAGCGCGGTGTTCCCTGCGATCCGGCTCAGCGAGATCTTGCCGACGTGGCCATGGGTCATGACCCAACCCGGCGCAAACTTGTAGAAGTCGGGCAGCTTCTCGACCCCGAACCCGTCGAAGTCCAGTAGAACGTCGAAGTCGAAGGCTCCGCTCGACGCTAGCGCGGGCGCGTACTTGGCGAGATAGGTCCGAGGCCGGAGGTCGTGATTGCCCTCCAGGATGCCGACCGGGCCTTGGTAGACGTCCCTCAACGGCTTCAGGAAGTGGCGCTTCGCGTAGTCCGAGTCCTCGAACACGCTGCCCTCGTACTCGGCCGCCGTGCCCTTGTTCCAACGGGATGGCTGCGGGTAGTCCATCAGGTCGCCGATCTGGACAACCTCGTCCGGCTGGTATTCGCCGATGAACCGGAGAATCGACTTCAGCGCCTTCCGGTCTTCGTAGGGCATCTGGGTATCCGAGATGACCACGATTCGTTTCGTCACTTGATTCTCTCCAGGAGTGCTGTTTTGCCGCGAGCAAGAACCGTCGAATTGACGTCCTCCTTCTCTGGCATAGGGATGATCTTCGCGTTCGCCAGCTCCTTGGCGACGCTCGTAGCGAACCGCATTCCGGGCTCGTCTCCGTCCGCGAGAATGAACACGGTTTCGTATCCGAGTAACGGTTCTCGGAAATGGGGTTGCCACGACTCGACGCCTGCCACTCCGATGGCCGGAACACCGCAGATGGTCGCGGTTATGGCGTCGATCTCGCCTTCGCAGATGGCGATCGTGTCGTCATTCCGGACCAGCTCAAGCGTGTTGTATAGCCGAGGCTTGTCGCCCGGCATCGACATGTACTTGCCGTGGTTCGGATGCTCGCACCCTTCACGGATGCACCGAAACCGCAGGGACACCACGGACCATTCACCGTCTGGAGCAACACGGAGGTACGGAATGGCGAGCATGCCCCGGTACATCTCATGGCCAGGCAGGGGATCAGCTACGTAGCCAAGGCGGAACCGGCCGACCTCCTTTCGAACGCTCTCGGCCGTCAGCCCGCGCGTGGCCAAATACTCGACTCCCGGACTTACGCTCAGGCTTTCGTGATACCGCGAGGTCGCTTCGACCAGAAATCTTTTCCGCGCGCTTGACAGCCTCGCCAAACCCGATGCCCTCCTTTCTCATGATGATCGCCAACGCATCGCCCTTGAACCCGCACGCCTGGCACTTCACCGCGTCGTGCTCGAACGAAACCGAGGCAGACGGACGGCTTTCGTCGTGCGCTGGACACAGGCACGGGTTCCACTCCTTGCGGTCTTCTGGGACTTCCCAGCTCGGGAAGTAGTTCAGAAGAACCAGCGCGATTAGCGACTCAGCCGGGTTCGCCATGTTTCCCTCCAGCGTTGCTGGGAGTAAAGTTACGAGGCAAGAGAAAATACCGCCTTGGCGGGCGGGTTGCGAAGATACGCGGCTGCTCGTTCGAACGCCTCGATCTCGTCCCTCAGATGCCCGAGGACATCACGGTTACACGGCTTGCAGAGCAGGCCCCGGACACACTTCCCGCAACTGGTCGAACCCGGGCAGCACGAATGATCATGATCGACGGACAACCGCTTTCGACCGGTGCCCTTGGCCCGCTGGCAGATGTAGCAGGCTCCGCCCTGTGCCTCGTAGAGCGCCCAGTACTGCTCGTCCGTGATGTTGTACGTCCGCTCTACGTACTGTGCCCTCGACCGTTCGCGCCGAGCTGCTCGTACTGCTCGGTGGTGCGTCGCACACCGAGGGCCGGGGTAGTTCGCCGGGCGCTTGCTCCCAGGCGGACAGTCCTTGCAGCGCTTCGCCGTCACCGCACCTCTGCCCACCGGACCCACCTGTTCGGGGCCTCGATCGGCGGATCGTCCTCGACGTAGCCGCCGCTGTTCAAAACCTGCACTCGCTCGTGGTCGAACTCGACCAGAACGCGCTTTCCGTCCCGGCTGACCCACGTGTTCGTGACTCCCACATCTCTCCTTTCATATCCGGTCATAGACCGCAGTCGGCATACCGACCACGGCCGCCATCTGTGCGGCCAGCAGCGACGCGTCCAGGCGGTTGCTCGCCGCTACCTCGACCCTCACCAACCGGGCCTCCGTGACGCCCTGGCGCAACAGGTCGTGTGTCGACACGGCAACGTCGAAGCCATAGACCTGGCCGGGCATCACTCCCCCTATCCGAACGGATCGGCCATCTCCTCGGCCCGCCTCATCACTTCGTCGTTCACCGAACTGGCCGCCTGCTCCAGGTAGTTCGTCGACTGGATCAACAACTTGGGGTCCCTGATCAACATCTTGTCGCCGAGGAACTCCAGCTCCGCGAACTCCGCGCCCGAGCTGTCCGACTTCCCACCTCGGTTCTTCACCGTGGACACGCCAAGCCGGTTCGGCCCCGGCTTGAACAAGGTCAACACCATCTCCGGAACCCGGCTGATCTGACCTTTGACCCCGCTGAGCGGGATCGGCTTGTCCGAGTCGTTGTACGGCCCGGTCACGTGGTGCAGCCCGATGACACAGGCTTGCGTCTCCCTGGCCATCGTGTGCAGATAGTCCATCAGCCCTTCCAACCCGGCGAAGGGGTCGCCGTCGTCGTCGGCCATGCCTGACCGGACATTGGTCACGTTGTCTACCACGATCAAGGCCGGATAGTCGCCGTACACTTCCTCGTACGCCTCGATGGACGTCTCGATGTCACCCAAGCTCGGGGATGCCTGGTAGTTGAACCGGATGGGCAAACCGGTCAGCTTCTCCCTCGGCGCGGCCAACTCGTCCTTCAGCACGGCCCTGGCCGCCGCCTCCAGCGTCCAGCCAGTCACCACGCTAATGGACCGGGTGAGCTGAACGAACGCGTCCGAGTCCGCCGAAAAGTACAGCGCGGGAACCCGGGCCTGGAGCGCGTACGAGAGCGTGAACGCACTCTTGCCGGTCCCAGGCCCGGCCGACACGAGCACGAGCTGTCCACGAAGGAACCGCGTGCCCCGGTCCTCCAGGCCCTTGAAAACGACAGGGAGCGGCTCTCCGGCTGCTCCACGAACTCTCTTCGATTGCAGGAGTGAGTACAGATCACTCTCCCTTCTGTCGAGCTGCGCCCCAGAGATCGGCAGGAACGACGTCACCAGTTCCGTACGGGTCTGGGTCGCACCATCCCCCGCAGTCCGGGCTGTCTTCGCAGCACGGTTCCGGGTTCATCGGCCGATCCGCTTGACGTTCGCGTCCGTCCGGTTCGGAGGATCGTCCGGCGACCCCTCGATGACGTACCAGTCGTCCAGGTACTCGTCCAACAGCTTCAAGTCCGGATGCTCGGCGAGCTTCGCCGAGATCTCCGCTTCCGAGGGCACATACACGACCCGCACCAATGCGGCGGAGTTGTGGTGGTACCGGTAGGCCGCGCTGCGGTTCCACGGTCCCGTATAGATCGTGTGCCACTTCATAGCGTCCAGCGTGTACTTGACCTGGATCTTGTATGTCTTCTCGTTCATGCCGGGTACCGGTCTCCCTTCTTGTACCGGTCGTAATCCTGCCGGGAGACGCAGACGCTCCCCGTGGCCTTGCCGTCGTCAAGGTCCAGCCGCCAGCACTCCGGATCGGTGAACGGCAACGGCGTCCAGATCACGCACATGCCTTTGCTGTCGTAGATCGTGCATGTCGGAACGAGAACTGTCGTCTCAGGCTCGTACTCCTTGCCGGTCACCGTGCCGGACGTGACCGACGAACACCCGGCAACAAAAAAGGCTCCCCCAACGAGGAGCCCTACGATCGAAGCCTTCCGTCTCATCCGTCCGCCAACCTTTCCAAGGCTGTCCGTCCATCCGGGGCCTCATAGCCGGACTCGGCGAGTGCTCCCCCGTTGTGATCGCACCACTTGTAGTGCTGGTGCAGAGGGCAGTACTCCGGCGCGGCCGAGAACCCCTCGGCGGGGCGCATTGACTTCGTCAGCACGTAGGCCGGACCGTCGTTGGTGTGGATCAGCGTCTCGCCACGGAACGAAGCCTCTCGAACGTAGAAGCCTTCTACGAGCTTCCCCGTGATCACGGCCTTACCGGTCACACTGTCGCCCGGCTTCAGACTGGCCAGCCACAACCGGCGCTCTCTCCATACGTCTTGACTCATCGGCTCTCCTCCGCCTGTTTCTGAAGATGGCGCAGGTACATCAGCGCCATGTCTGCGTCCGCTTTCTGCGTCAACTTGGGCAGCCGGGAGGCCAAGGCTTCGATCTGCTCGACCAGTGCCGCTACCTCCTTGCCCATCGAAGCCATACCTTTTCTCGCAGCGTTGCTGCCAGTAAAGTTAGAGAGCAGCAAAAGGGCACGCGGTAGCGACTGAACAAAAACCGCACTTGCTGGGCTCTGGTTTGGCATCGAATCTTTCGGCCTGAATGTTCTCGTCGAGCCGGTGGAACTCCTCGGTGACGCGTTCTCGCGTCCATTCCGAGATGTCGTACGGCACGGTCGGCTTGCCGGACCGGCCCATCCAGTAGTCCCCCTCGGTCGGCTTCAACCCGTGCTCGACCTCCAGGGCGACGCCGTACACGCCGAGCTGGAAGTCATCGCCCGGCTTGTTGCCGGTCTTGATGTCCCGAGGCTTCCCGTCAACGACCTGGTCAATGAAGCCTTTGACTCGGACGCCGTCCAGATCGATGTCGAACTCCAGCTCGATGGCTGGCTCGCCGTCCGGCGTGATCCAGATGACCTCGTCCGGGGCCTTTACTGTGTAGTACTCGATGTACTTCTCCACCTGGCCGAGGCCGAGGCCGTACCGGCGCTCGATGTCGACCTCTCCTCGGTACGGCCCGCTCCGGTACCAGAAGTCCAGGTTGGGCGTGTCCTCGCACATCTCGTTCACCGAGGCCGCGTACGTCTCGCGGAACACGTCCTGAGCGTCTGCTAGAGACATCGCCCGGCCCGAGCGCTCCCATTCCTCGGCTGCCTTATGCACGGCCGTTCCCTGGGGCAACCAGGCCGCCGGACGCTGCCAGGCGCGCTCTCGCCTGTTCAGGTAGTACCGGTACGGGCAGTCCTTGTACTCCTTGTACTGGGACACCGATCGGTACCTGACCGTTCCTCCTTCGCTCAAACTCCACTCTCCAGGGGTTGACGTCCGGAACAACTCGGCAACGGCTGCTCGGAAGCTCCGGACTTTCAGTTAGGCCGCGCTCTCCTCCGGATGCCCGTCGCCTTGTCGACGCTCGGACCGGTGCGGATTCACGCAGATATGCGCGATGTCTTCAGGGCACACGTCCCAAACCTTTACGACCGAGAGCAACGCTTCCCCGAACATCATGTGAGGGGCCTCGATGATCTCGGCAAAGACCTCGGTTGTGCAACTGTTGCCAATGATGTCTCGGACCGGCCGATACAGGCGGCCGTCCGTCTTGACGACAACGCTTTTGTAAATGCTGAGCAGGAATCCGCCCACCGACCGCACCATCGTGGCGACCAGCATGGTGGGACTGTTTACCACCTCATGTGGTTCACTGGACAACTCACACCCCTTTAAACCACTTCCGGCCATTTGTTCTCGTCCGGAAGGCGGAACAATTCGTACGCTTCATCGCTCATAGTCGCGTACTTGTTAACTCGGATGATCAAGTCATCGTCTTCAGGCAAACGGGGCACGTAATCCCATCCTCCTGCTTTCATTCCAGGAGACGGAGGGATATTCGGATCGTGCACCAGTACGACCTCAAACCTCTTCAGGCGGTCGTACCATTGGCGGAGCCGCTGCCGCTTTGTCTTCGACATGCGACGGCCGCCAGTCGCCACATACTCCAGGTGGTTCAACACCCGATTGAATGGTTCTGTGTGCTTATGCTCGGGGCTGATGTCCTTCCACGGAATGTTCTCTTGCGCCACCCGAACGGGGGACTTGTAATTCGCCTTGCTCAAGTGGTAGTTGATCAGTTGTTTTGATTCGCCAAGCGCCTTCGCCGCCTCCGTAGGCGACAAGCCTTGGTTGATCAATGCCAGGACCATGTCCGTAGTAACGCGCGGTTTCGGTGGCACGCCTACTCTCCCCTGTAGCTTTCTGTTACCGAAACTTTACCGGCAGCGTCGCTGAAGAGGCAAACCCTACTTTTGCCCCCCCGCCAGTTCCGCTACCGAGCGCCCTACCTTGGCCTTTACCCTCTTGCCACCCGACAAGGCAGACGCTAATTCACATTTCAACCCTCAGCCAAACCAAAGTATTGTGACCAGGGTCACCCGCCAACCTGGCGCGCGAACGTAGCGAACTGCTGCCAACGCTCGATAGGTCAGGGTTAGCCTCGATCAAGTCAGTGGCACGTTTGCCCTGGTCAGCGCCATCTTCGAGATACCGATAATCCGCGCTCACCGTACGCGTGAGTAACAACTGATGATGTTCACCCGTCCGGACCAGTGACTTAACTCCCCCGGGTGAGTGATACCGAATGACCGTCAGTCAGTCGAGAGCGACGACGCGGGTCACCAGGTCGAGCCCGCACACTGTGCTTCGGGCACAGGTCCCGCTTCGCTTGGCGGACGAACTGCCAGCCGTCCGCCTTCGCCCGTCGCCGAGCGTCGGCTGCGCTCACCCCGTATAGGTGCTGCGCCGTGCAGCCCGGCGAGTCGCAGACAACCCGCCTTGGGTTCTGTTTGATCATGGCTCGTCCCGTCTCGATTGCGCGCCCGCCAGGGTGCTCGACTCCCCTGCCACGGCCTTACCCGGCGCGGGCTGTCATGCCTTTCTAGGCCCGGCCGTTAGCCCCGGCCCAGACCTCGGCGGTATCGAGCAGCTTGGCGCGCTCGGTTCTGGACGCGAGCGTCCAGGTCGTCACTGGCAAGCAGCCCCATCGTGTTCAGTTCGTTCGCCACCTCGCGCGCTTGAGTCGGCGTGCAGCCGAGGACGTTGCGAACGACCTCCGTAGCCGCTTCGACGTTGCTCGTAGGGACGAAGCCGACGTGATCACTCATTGCCCATGCCTCTCTACTGCTCTGGACGGACGTGCGGCACTTCCGCGTCCGCCTTGAACACCCGGCGACCCTCGCCGCCATCCAGGTACCTCACGTCTACGAAGACCTCGCCGTCCGGTGCAGACTGCGGGGCCGACAAGACCGTGTACACGACACCTCCCGTGGACTCGTCCCGGAGCTGGTCACCTTCTCGAAGCTCTCGCGCTTTCACCGAGGCAGCGTTCCCTTCTCGTAAACGATCAGACGAAACCTCTCGTCGCCCGGGTCCAGGCGGACGACGATCGTACCGTCCGGCTGCCGGGCGGTCTCCACGATCAAGCCGCTGTGGACGAGCTGGCCCCGCTCGGCCATCACTCCACCCACTCGGGCAGGTAGAAGTTCATATCGTGCGGGTTGGTCATCTGCTCGACGTTGATCGGAAGCCCCCGCACCCATGTAAGGCCCAGCTCCACACCGAGGGACCGGATGGCACGTTGCTCGACCTCGGTGAACTCCTGGTCGAACTTCGGCACGTACACCTGCACGATGTCTTTCGCCCCAGGAGCCACCCGACAACGCGCCTTGATACCAAGCCTCTTCAGCTCGGCCCGAATGGTCGCAGCTACTTCCTTCGCGGTGCGCGTCATTTCTGGTTCCTCTCCAAGCCTTCGTACGAAACAGGCTGGTACTGGCACCTTCGGTACAGGTGATCGGCCAGCAGGTCCAACGCCTCGGCGAGGTTCTCCCCCTGCTTCTCCAGCCGAATCCCCTCGCCGTCCCTCGGGCAGAACACCCGCCAGAGCATCCCCGGCCAGGGCTGAATCACCGTGTGGTGCCGAACCCGGTAGTGCCGCCGGGGGACGATGACTTCCGTGCCCACTTTCCAGTCCCGCCAGTCGGGCTTGGGCTTGGGCTCGATCACTTCCGCCCACGCCCAGGCGTGCTGCCCGGCCGCCGTGATGTACCAGACGTACCGAGGCTTGCGCGCACGTGACTTCTTGTCTTGGACCTGTTCGGCCCATCCCTTTTTTGCTAACGCCTTCAGGACCCGGCCGTCCCGCAAGCGGATCACACCATGCTTGTCAGCGGACTCAAGAACGGCGTGCTGCGCTCGGGTCATCCGCAACTTAACCATGCCTCTACCCGCCTTAGTCATCCAGGCTTTCGCCAAACTTGCCGTCTGTGTATGTGTGCAACAGACTCAAAGCCATTCGAAAGGCGGAAAACCTTCCTTCGTAGCGAAGACTTTCCCCGTCCGTGAACGCTTCTTCGCTACGGCACTTCGATTCGTCTCGCTGTTTACGTAGGGCGGCTTCCAAGTCTTTGAGATCCCGTGATCGTATTGCCATACCTTTTCTCACCCTTTCCGCTGTTCGTACCGCTCGCCGTACGCTCCGTCTGTGTCGATATGCAGGTATGCCAGCGCCAGGGAGAAAGCCGACGCCTGACCTCTGTGGAAGTCCGAGTTGTGGGGGTACAGCTTTGCTTCCGATCGGGCTCGGTCCCTCGATTCTCGCAGCGTAGCCTCTAGATCCTTCAGGTGCAGCGCCATGCCTTCCCCCTATCTCGTGTAGTCCTCGACGTGCTCGAATCTTGAAGGGGAAACTCCTCCGCACGTGGAATACAGGTACGATCCGACGTGCTCGGTTTCGAACCGGTAGTGCTCTTGCGCGTCCTCGATAACGTCGATCACGCGATTACGAGTCGCTCCGCTTTCCACAAAGTCATCGACGAACACCCACCGGTCTCCCACAGTTCCCTCTAGCGGCTTGTTACTGTGCGATCCGTCGTTTGGTTTACGGACGATCGCCCAATGCTTTCCAAGTGCGCGAGCGATCACCGGAACCACCAGCGAGCCAGAGAGACCCGTTCCGATCATCGTGTCGAAGTCAACCCCGCCGAGCGCGCGTCTCGCGTTGCTAATCAAGACTTCCTCGTTGTCCAGGACGTCCTCCAGGTACAACGCGCAGATGGTCCTAGCCATGCCTTTCCCTTTTCTCTCAAGTCTTTACCGCAACCCCTAAGCACTAGGCAGACACAACGATCTGCCCAGCACTTAGGCCCAACGGTTAGCCGACTTCGATTCCATACTGTGCGGCCAACTTACGACCCGCGTCGGTGAATTGAATCCATTGCTCTCCGTTTGAGAGGAACGTGTCGATCAACCCAGCCCGTTTGAGTTGGGTCAAGTTCCCACGATCTTCCGCGCTGCCGCCTACGTTTCCCCCAACCAACGGCGTGCCGGACCAGTTGCCCGCGTCCCGCGCATAGTCAAGGAACAAAGCTAGCGAACGCTCTGTGATATTCATGCACCATGCCTTTCTCAGCCATACGTGATAATTGCGATATGGCCGGACTGAACTGTCGCCGCCGGGAGGTCTATCTCGTACCCATGCGCGCAGTCCGGGCTGTACACTTGGACCCGGCCGTCCGGGAATACGTCAACGATCCGGCCGTCCCGCAGAGTGACCGTCGTGGGCGAGTTCTCCTCGCGAAGGTTTCTCATGCCTTTCCGTTTGTCCCCGTCATCGCTATCGCGGAGTCGAACGGTCAAGCCTTTCCGTCCGTTTCGTGGTCGAGGGTCGGAACCCTCACCCAGTCCGTCCATCCGAACTGGTACGGGGTGTGTAGGTCACGCAGCCTGCGGGCGCAGTCGATCGCCATCTGTGGCGTGACGGAGTATCCGTACGGACAGGCTGTCATCACGGCCTCTATCAGTTCCACGGACAGGTGTGGCAGGTCGAGCACCCTCGTCTCTTCACGCTGGCCGTGCCGCGTGCGCTCGATGATCCGAATTGCCATGCCTCTCAGTCCCCCTTCAATTCTCTGGTGGCCTTGTAGAGCAGCTCGGCCAGCGCCAACCCGGCGCGTTCGTCGTTCGTGCGGATAACCCACTCCAGCTCACCGCCCCGCACGAACTGGACTTCTCCCCCGATACGCCGACTTCCGTACTTGCCGCCACCGAATCCCACGTGGTCCGGCTGGCCGCCAAGACGTGTCGAGTCGGGCAGGATGCCCGCGAGCGTGGTCAGCGTGCGCTCTTTCTCGGCCTCTGCGTTTTCGTGCTCAGCCTTGCGGCGCTTGTTCTCCGCCAAAGCTTCCTGGTACGCGGGCAAGAGCCGCCTTTCGATGTCCCCGGCGATACGCGCAGGGGCCTTGTCCGGGGACACGGTGATCACGTGGTTCGGCTCGTTGTATCGGGTGAACTTGTTGTCGAGGACCCCCGAAATCTCGACACGCCCCTTGCTCACCGTCCGGGTACCGGGCCGTACGTGCAGCCGCTCTCCGTTGGGGCCGTCGAGGAACGCATCTCCTCCGCCGCCCCACACTCCCTTTCGGGCGGACCAGCCCTCCCCTAGAACGGCCGCTATCGCTTGTGCTTTTTTCAACATTCCTGACATACCATCCTTTCCGTTGAAACAGGGCGGAACTACCGACCAAAGGGCCGATAGACCACCCAATCCCAAGGGGAAGGATTCCTAGGCCAGTGCTAAGACTGCGGGGACGAAAGCTCGGGCCGCCTCGTTTAGCATGGAAATAGCCCCTCTCAGTCGTTCAACGCCAGTTGATTCGGGCCAACCGCCGGAGTTCGCCATGCCTTTACGATCTCGTCTAGGACGTAGGCAACGGCGTCGTCGTGGTTGCGGTTCACCACCGAAGTAGCCGACTCGCACTCCCACTCGTTTTCTTCGTACGAGTAGTACAGCTCTCGGATCTCGTTATCGGTGAAACCGAAAATTTCGAGGTATCCGCCCATCTGATCGTCAAGCTCGCTCTTGACGTCCCACTCAAGCCATGAAACCCAAGCCTCTTCTTGCAACTCGTGTTCGTACTCGGAATGCGCCTCATCGCTCAGAAGCGGGTAGTCCGTCAGCCGGTCCATCGCATTGGCCAGGGACTCAAGCATGTCAAGGCCGTTGCCGATGTCTTGCGTGTCGGGCAGTTCACCGAACTGGACCCAAGCTGCGCCATCTCCGTGGTAACCATCCGTCGATGTAGAAACCCACCCGAATTCATCCCGGAACACACGGACGTTGGCTGCGTCGCAGCACGAACCGCCATAATCCGAGTAGGATGCCAGGGTGAGGGTTACCGCGTATTCGTCTTCGGTCTCCTCCCCATCGCTCAGAATGAGCGCGTAGAGCGTCTCGTCCGGAAGCCTGTCGATCCCACGGCCGTACCGGTCGCACGTCAACGACGTCCGGTAGTTGTCGATCAGGCGACGCCAAAGGTCCACCGCGCGCTCGTACTGCTCGGGCGAATAAGGGACCTGCGTTCTCATAGTCATGATTCCCTCACAGATGTTGAATGCCTAGCTGTCAGGCAAGGGCACGGGCGATAACCGCACCATTGGTCAAACGGCTAGGGATCACTTCGGGTCGACGGGGACATTCATTCGCCGGTATAGGTGACCGGATGCCCATCCCCTAGCCCGCAGATACCGGCGCATCTCGTCTTCGTTCGAGAACACCGCTACAGGCTCATTACTGCCACGCCGAACCAACACGATCATTCGTCCACCCCTCAAACCTTGGCGAAATGGGAGCGCCACAGACGGGCAACATCATCCATTCGCCCAATCTCCGCTTCTGTTCTATCGATAGCCTCCCCTAAGAGGCTTTCTAAAAGATCGTCTCGTTCGACGGCCCACCAAGTTTTTCCATCATCACTTGTGAACCCGTTCTCAACCCCACCAACAGCCCCGTATCCCCAATCACGTCCATACGGGTCTACGACAGTGAGCACAAGGACAACAAAGCCCCATTCATCCCGTTTCCAAGCTGCGATGTCTTCTAGGGAATAGCACTCATAATCACGGTCCGGACGGATGTCCGGGTCATGCTCCGTTTTCAGCGAGTACGTCCACCCCTTTGGGAGACGCTCACTAACGTGCCGGTTTCCCATTGCTCACTCCCCCTGAACCTTGACGGACGCACCCCGGGCGAAGTCCCAAATGGCAATCTGGCCATACTTGCGGCCAAGGGCGAGTGCCTCTTCCCGGTCGTAGACAATGGTCGTGATGTCCAGATAGGACACGCCGTTGTCGTCTCTCCATCCGCCAAGGACAACGCCACCGGCCATCAGAACGGCCGCGTTGTCGTACGCGAAGTCTCGGATGTCTTCCGGAGTGACCTTCCCGCCAATCTGGCGCTCACGGTCCGGGTGGAGGCTCACGGCGTAACCGGAACGGACGTCATGCCCAGTCAAGGGCGACACGGAGAACCCACCTTCCGGGCCGTTGATCGCATCGGCAAGGCGGACGTTCAAGGTAGCCAAGGCAGCAGTCATTGTTTTTCCTCTCAGCGCCGCTGTAAGTAAAAAATGAGGGCAAAAAAATCATTGGTGGACGTGCGTGAGGCAACGCAACTCAAGACCATGGTTGCCGTACACAAGTTCTTCGCCTCGATCAGCACACGTGAGCTTCTGGCCGTTCTCGTCCAAGCCGGTCCATTCGCACCGCTCACAGTCAGCCGCTCGCAAGTCCCGAGCGCGCTCTACTGCCGTCTTGCGGGTCATCGGAGCCACCCGACACAGTTCCCCATGGTCTTGGCGTTCCAGCCGGACTCGTCTTCCAAGATCATGCCGTTCCGGTCATCATCTCCCCGGGTACCGGCCTCGACCAGTTGCGCCGACCGGATTGGCAATCCGTCCGGGGCCGTGACGATTGCTCCGCACCCGTCCGTGGCGCCGTCATTGGCCGCAATGAACGTGATGGACGCAGCCGCAATGAGGGCAGCAGCAACCGCAAGTGCCTTTCGCATGATGATTCCCTTTCGGGTCAAGTTGTTTCAGTAAGCGCCCGTGGTCGGAATCGAACCGACCACAAGAACCATTCGGGCTAGCTGTGCACCTGTACGTATTCGTGACCGTTGGCCGCCGCCATCCAACCATCATCCGCGAAGAAGGCGTACTGATTCCGACCAATCAATCCGATCTCGTTGCCGTTCCGGATTTCCGCGACAGTTCTCCACTCCCTGCCGTAACCGTGGGTGCCTGCATCCGGCCGCCGCATGGGGATAACGTCACCCACTGCGACATCCTTACCCTTCTTGCGGTTGACCTTTGGAGTCACCTTGTCTGCTATCGGGTCCATACCCTCTATCCTCTCATGCGTCCCCATCCCCCTGGTTAGTAGATGCCCCAGCGACCAATAATGCTGACAACCGCGTCGTATACCTCACGCGTGATTTCTCCCGCTCTGAGCTTCGCGCCCGAGCGACTGCGGATCTGAGACGGAGTTAAGCCCCGGAACTCTCCGTACACCAAGTCCAGTGCCTTATCGTATGGCGTAACGCAGATCATCTCTTATCCCTTCAAGTCTTTGCGTGCTGCTCTGACCAATTCGTCACGTGCCGCCCGGTAAGTATCGAACGTACCGATGCGGCTGCCATCAGGAGCATACGCGACGTGTCGCACCCTGCCACTTCGCTTGTCTTTGCCGCTGGTCACCTTCCCGACTACAACACCTTCCGGGTACATGATCACCGGAACCGTAGTTGCCATGACTAGTGTCTCCTATCTCCGGACCGGCCCCGACGCCATCGGGCTAGCCGTCTTGTGCCGGATCAGCCAACCTAATTACCAACGTGTACAACCGTTCGAGCCGGGTAACTCTGATAGTGAATGCGCCGCAAACACTCTCCCGGTTTTCGCTCTGCTCTGCATCATCGATCAGGCGAATGGATACGTTAAGCATTCTCAACAGCTCGACCATTTCAGGGCGCGAAAGGCGCAAACTGGTCTGCGTAGACAACTAGTTCTCCCGTGATTCGTTGAGGATGATCGAGTACCACCCGGGGGAATCGAACCCCGTGGCGAACCGTTCGATCGGAACAAGGGCGGTCAATGGCTCCTGTCCATCGGTTCCCCTGGCTGCCTAGCCGGGTGGCCAAGCGGCACGGGAGAGTGAGTCCCGCGCGGCTCCGGGTGCCCAAGTCGCCGGGGCACTCTATGTGCTACTTCCACCGGCTGTCTGAGCTATATCGGCGCTGCCGCTCCCTGAGCTACGGCTGTACCTCTCGGCCTTGGCCTGTGAGTCCTCGACTCGCGCCTTGTGTAGTCCCGGCCCGGGGGAGGCTTTCCGTCTCCCGTTCGGCCTGACAGGAGACACTTTATGCCCAGCGCTGCTGGGAGTACAAGCACTCAGGGCAAGTTTTTCCGAAGATCTTTGTTTCCGCTGGTCAAGCGCATGGCATCCGCGTACCGGATCCCCCATCCGGGTGAACCGTGTCTAGGCGTTGCCACGCTGTAGGCGAACGTGACCCCTCTCTATAGGTGAGGGAGGGAGCAAAGCGACCGACCGAACCAAGAACTTCCGACCGGCCCAAGACGGCCGGTCGAGAGAAAGAGTCATTGGGCCGTCTGAACGGCCCATAGAGGGCAGCACCCGAAGTGCTGCCTATAAGGGGTACCTCATGCCCTGGAATACGTCTCAAAGGAAGCTAGAGCTTCCTCAAGACTGGAAGCACCGACGAAGGTTCGTTCTCGAAAGGGACCGTTACCAATGCCAGGTCCAGGGACCCCAATGCACTGTCCAAGCAACCGAAGTGGATCACATCCAAAGGGGCAGTAACCATCGGGTGCAGAACCTTCGCGCTGTATGCGCTACGTGCCACAGTCAGAAGTCCTCGACAGAGGGGCTAGCTAGGCAGGCACAGCTACGGGCTAGGCGTGCGCGTCCGGCAGAGAGGCACCCGGGTAGGCGGGTAGTAGAGGGGCGTGCTGGGCAGAGCTGCACTGGGGACGCGCGCGCTGGGCGCGCTGCTGCGCGTGCTGTGCAGGGGGTAGGGCACTGCTGGGCACGGGACAGGGTGCAGGCGCACTCGCTTGCAGGCTTTACACACAGCGCGACTGCGGGTACAGTCGCAGATGCTTGACTAACAGAATACGATCTTGGCCCCCAGGGGGATGACCCCCACGGGGGCACGCGAGATCGGCGCGTAATGCGGCTGCCCGATCATGTACGGGTTTCAGGTCTGTCGTGACCATCCTGTGATCATTATCGGCTGTATCAGTCGTGATTGGCCAGCCGGTGCGCGGAGCCGATCTCCTCAGCCGATGCGCCGGACTCCACGGCCGCTTTCACGATCCGGGATCGTTCAGCGTCGGCGTACTCCAGGTCAATCGATAGCCGCCGGATCTCCTGGCTGACCCGCCCAAGCGCCTGGAGGATCTCGTTCTTGTCTGCCATACAGAAACACTAGATGACTCGGAAAGGGGTCACGCTCATGGGCGTCAGCGGCCCCGTAGGTAAGCGGTCGGACCAGCGCGTCCGCCGGAACAAGAACGTGCCCGTAGACAAGATCGAGGCCGCCGGGCCGGTCGACGCGCCCGAGCTGGGCCTCACTGACCCGCACCCGATCGTGGTCGACCTGTACGCCGCGCTCCCCGAGTCGGCCGAGACGCAGTACTGGGAGCCCTCGGACTGGCAATGGGCTCGGGTGCAGTGCCACTTCCTAAGCCAGCTCCTCTGGAGCCGGAAGCCTTCGGCTCAGATGCTCCAGACGATCTCTTCGGCCATGAGCGATCTGCTGATCACCGAGGGGTCGCGCCGTCGGGTCCGGCTGGAGATCGAGCGCAGCCAGTCCGAAGGCCAGCTCATCGACGTCGCCGCGTTGTTTCGGAAGCAGATGGAGCAGGCCGGAACGGGCTAGCGCGGGTCGTTTAAGCGAGATTCATTCGGGAACGCGTCCTCGATCACGTCCATGATCGACTTTGCGCTCTCCGCGATGGTCTGCAACGCGTCGTAGACCTCGTGCACGTCGTTGCCCACCGGCCGAGACCAGGTTTCGCGCAGATGTGCGGCGCTGTTGCCGATGGTCTCGGCTTGGTAGTAGCGGCCAGCGACCCGAAGGTTTCTTGCCAGCGCCAGCAGTTGCTTGTCCAACTCGGTCGCATCCGCTTCCGGCTGGTACAGCCATTCTTCGATCGGCTTGTTCATGCGCCGATCGTAGTCCCGGCCCCCGGAGGGTTCCGAGCGCGCGTTCCTCCTTTCCGCGCTGCTCCTCTCCGTGCGGGGCCGTCTAACTTCCCCCGGCCGTAAACGTGCCGTCCCGCGTGAGGGTCGGTCGGCCGGGGCTTTCCTCGGGCACGAGCAATAAAAGGGCTGCTCCCCTGAACCAAGTACGCCTGTGGCGGACCGTGCTCGGCGAACAGCCGCGCTCAGGCTACCGCACACCTATCCAAGAGAAACGGGGCTACGTGACGTTCGAGCTGCACCTGTTCGGCTTCCGGATCTTCGCCTTCACGGTGCGCCGGTATGACGCGTTCGCCGAGTTGCTGAACGAGGAAGAGGAGATCGCTGAGGAAGACGACGCCCACGGGCTCGCCTTCGGCTTCACACAGACTTAGGAGGTGCCCGGGAGTGCGGAACTCGACTGTCCGACTCCCGGACCTTCTGCCAGCGCCCGCGCACGTGACCGGGCCGACCTGGCGGCGGCTCAAGTCCGGTGGCTTCTGGCTGCCCGAGCACAGCCTTGGCTGGGGCGTCATCAACTGGATGGCCGCCTGGCTGCGTCATCCCGAAGACCTCGACAAGCCGTTCCTGCCGACGCTGGAGCAGGCCCGCTTCCTCGTCTGGTGGTACGCCTGCGATGAGCGGGGCCGGTTCGTCTACCGGTCCGGCATCCTCCGCAGACTCAAGGGCTGGGGGAAAGACCCGCTCGTGGCCGCCATGTCGCTCGCTGAGCTGTGCGGACCGGTGGCCTTCTCCCATTGGGACGCAGACGGTAAGCCGGTCGGCAAGCAGCGGTCCGCCGCCTGGATTCAGGTAGCGGCGGTCTCGCAGGACCAGACCAGGAACACGTTCGCGCTGTTCGCGCCGCTCGCTTCGCCGAAGCTCGTCGAGCAGTACGGCCTGGACCTGAACAAGACGATCATCTACAGCCGCGACGGCGGGATGATCGAAGCGGTTACCAGTTCGCCCCTCGCTCTCGAAGGTAAGCGCCCGACGCTGGTCATCATGAACGAAGTTCAGTGGTGGGTTGAGTCGAACTCGGGCCACGACATGTACTCGGTCATTGAGGGCAACGTGACCAAGCGCGCGGGCAACGGCGCGCGGTATCTCGCGATCTGCAACGCCCACCGGCCCGGCGAGGAGTCCATCGGTGAGCGGCTCTGGGACAACTACCTGGCCGTGCAGGGTGGCCAGGCCATCGACACCGGCATCTTGTACGACGCTCTTGAAGCCCCGGCGGATACTCCGGTCTCCGAGATCCCGAACCCGGATGTCGACCCCACGGGGTTCGAGGCCGGAATCGAGCAGCTCCGCCGAGGACTCGAAGTTGCCCGTGGCGATGCGACGTGGCTGGACCTGGGCTCGATCATCGCGTCCATTCTGGACATCAACAACCTGGTCTCCGAGTCACGGCGTAAGTACCTGAACCAGGTCAACGCCAGCGAGGACGCCTGGGTCGCCCCGCACGAGTGGGACCGAGCCCACTCCGCCGTCGAACTCCAGCCGGGCGACCGGATCACGATGGCGTTCGACGGCTCCAAGGGCGGCGACTGGTCCGCGCTCGTGGCCTGCCGGGTGGACGACGCGGCGATCATCCCGCTGAAGGTCTGGAACCCCGAACTGTACGGCGGGGAGGTCCCCCGCGAAGACGTGGACGCGATGGTCCACTGGGCCTTCTCCCGCTTCGAGGTCGTGGCCTTCCGGTCCGACGTCAAGGAGTTCGAGGCGTACGTAGACCAGTGGGGCCAGAAGTACAAGAAGAAGCTGAAGATCGACGCCATCCCCGGCAAGCCGATCGCCTTCGACATGCGCGGCTCCGACAACACGGCCGTCCGGAAGAAGTTCGCGCTCGACTGCGAGCGATTCCTTGACGCACTGCTCGAAGGCGAGCTGACCCACAACGGGGACAAGGTGCTGCGGGCGCACGTGCTGAACGCGCACCGGCACCCGACCAACTTCGACGCGATCACCATCCGGAAGGCATCGAAGGACAGCGCCCGAAAGATCGACGCTGCCGTGTGCGCCGTGATGGCCTACGGCGCAAGGCAGGAATTCCTCATGAGCAAGAAGAACCGGAGCAGAAAGGCGGTGGTCATGCGATGACGGCGTACAACGACATCGCCAACGACATGGCCAGCCGCCACGGCCGGGACAAGACCGCCCTCGAAACGGACCGGAGCTACTACGACTCGACTTACCGCGTAACCGCGATCGGCATCGCGACCCCGGAAGAGATGCGCCAGCTACTCGCGCACATCGGGTGGTCGCGGTCGTACCTGGACGCCATCGAGGAGCGGCTCGACCCCGAGGGCTTCCGGCTGGCCGGGCGGTCCAAGGCGGACAAGCGGCTCTGGGACTGGTGGGAAGCCAACAACATGACCGTGAACGCGGGCATGGGGATGCTGGAGGCCCTCATCCACGGCCGCGCGTACGGCACGGTCGCGGCCCCGGACCCGGCCGACGACTTGGCCGACCCGGACGCCCCGGTTCTCAGGATCGAGTCGCCCAGGTCGCTCATGGTCGACACCGACATCGTGACCGGCCGCGTGAAGAAGGCCCTCCGGCTCTACACCGAGTCCGACGCGGCGCACGCCGAGCGGGCAACGCTGCTGCTGCCGAATGAGACCGTTCTCCTGAAGCGGTCCGGCGCGAACGGTCCGTGGATGGTCGACCGCCACGTTGAGCACAACCTGAACCGCGTCTTGGTGGTGCCGATCGTCAACCGAGCCCGGCTGACGCTGCCCAAGGGCGAATCCGAGATCACCCCGGAACTTCGCAGCATCTCGGACACCGCCGCCCGGACCATGATGAACATGCAGGCCGCCGCTGAGCTGATGGCGGTGCCTCAGCGCCTGCTGTTCGGCGTGGCACAGGAAGCCTTGGCGGCCAACCCGGAAAGCCCGGGATCGGTCCTTGAGGCGTACCTGGCGCGGATCATCGCCGTGGAGGACCCCGAGGCGCACGCGATGCAGTTCGCCGCCGCCGACCTCCGCAACTTCGTCGAGGTGCTCGGCGAGCTGGCGAAGCAGGCCGCGTCGATCACCGGCCTCCCTCCGCAGTACCTCTCGTTCGCGTCGGACAACCCGAGTTCGGCCGAGGCAATCCGGTCATCGGAATCCCGGCTGGTGAAGAAGTGCGAGCGGAAACAGCGCGTCTTCGGTTGGGCGTTCGAGGAGATGCTCCGGCTCGGGATGCTCGTCATGGACGGCAAGATCTCGAAGCCCGCCCGGCGGCTAGAGACCATCTGGCGCGATCCGGCCACGCCGACGTTCGCCAGCAAGGCCGACGCTGTTGTCAAGCTGGCCAGCGCGCAGACCCCCGAGGGCAAGCCGATCATCCCGGTTGAGCGTGCCCGTATCGACCTCGGCTACAGCGACGAGGAGCGCCGCGAGATGGAGGCGTGGGACAACCAGAGTCCGAACGGCCGTCTGTCCGCTCTGTACGCGCCTCAGGTCCAGGAGACCACGGCGCAGCCGGACGCCCCTGAAGCTGAGGCCGCGTAATGGAGCTGGAGGAGTACAGCGCACAACAGCAGGCGATCACCGCCGCTCTGGTCGCCTTCATCCTCCGGGTGTTCAGCCCCTACCGGTACGCGAGCTTGTCGAAGGTCGGCTGGCTGTCTCTGCTCCGGTTCGTGTATCCGCAAGTCGAGCACGCCCGGATGCAGGCGGCCATCCTCGGCCGGAAGTTCTACGACGCTCAGCGAGCCCAGCACACGAACGAGGCCGGACGGCACGATTCGCTCCTTCCGTCGTACAAGTTCGCATGGTTCGTGGAAGACATGGAGCCCGAGCGGGCGGCGATGATGAAGCCAGGCGCTTCCGAGTCTGCCGTCTCGAGAGTGGGGCTTCGTGCGGCCAAGGTCGTGGAGAACGGAGGCCGGAGAAGCGTGCTCCGGGCCGTGGAAACCGATCCGTTCACGGTGCGCTGGGCGCGAGTCGCGACCGGCCGGGAAACGTGCGCCTTCTGCTTGGCCCTCATCTCCCGAGGCCCCGTATACCTGTCCGCAGACACGGCCGGGCTGGACCTGGACGACACGTCAGCGACTCAGCTCTTTCAGCGATCGCTCGGCATCGGCGAATCTGCCCGGCTCGCCGCCAAGGAGTTGGACGAGTCGATGACCGAGTGGCACACGGGCTGTGATTGCAAGGCCGTCCCCGTCTTCGACCGGACCAACTGGCCGGGCCGAGACGAATGGAAGCGTGCCGAGTCGGTCTGGATCAAATACAGCAAGCTCGTCGACAACGACCCCGAGTTGCTGAACCCGCAGAACGGGAATCAGCACACCAAAGGTAAGCGGTCGTGGTCTCGCAGCGAAGCAATCATCGCCGCAATGCGTCGAGGCATAGAACAAGGCGACCTCGACATGCGCGACTACGCAGCCGCCGCGTAGCCGATTTCATTCTCAGCGCCCCGGGGGGCGCTTTCTTCGTGCCCAGGAGGCAACCCATGGACAACATCCCCGCCGAAACCGCTGCCCAGAACGAGCCCGCCGAGAGCGCGCAGCCGACCGGTACCCGGGCCAGGCCCGAGGACACCAAGCCGGACGAGCTGCCGGAGTGGGCGCGCGAGCAGCTCACCAAGGCCAACAACGAGGCCGCCAAGTACCGCGTGCAGGCGAAGGAGGCCGCCGAGAAGGCGAAGACCGAAGCCGCTGGGGAGTTCGGGGCCAAGCTGGAGGAGTTGTCCACCTCGAAGGCGGCGCTGGCCGCCGAGCTGGAAAGCGCCCGCCTGGGACTGGTCAAGCTCCAGGCGGCTCTCTCGGTAGGGGTTCCCGGCGAATCCGCTGCCGAGTTCGCAGATCTCCTCAAGGGCACGAACGAAGACGAGATCAAGGCCCACGCGGAGAAGGTAAAGGAGCTTTTCGGAGCTTCGAAGAAGTCAGATCGTCCGGTTGACCCCTCGCAGGGTGCCTACGGCTCGGAGAAGTCCGACCCGGGGCCGGGGCTTTCCCGCCTGCTGAGCGCGTACCAGAGCTGACTTCGCCAACCCATTCTAGGAGTAGCAACTAATGGCACTGACTCTTTCCGAGGCTGCGAAGCTGTCCACGGACGACCTTCAGCGGGGCGTCCTGGAGACCTTCGTCCAGGCTTCTCCGGTTCTGGACCGGATTCCCTTCCTGACCATCCAGGGCAACGCGTACGCGTACAACGAGGAAGCGACCTTGCCCGGCGTGGAGTTCCGTAACGTCAACGAGGCGTACAGCGAGTCCACCGGTACGGTCAACCAGAAGTCCGAGGCGCTCGTGATCCTCGGTGGCGACGCGGACGTTGACACGTTCATCGTCAAGACCCGGGGCAACCTGAACGAGCAGCGGGCCATTCAGACCGCGATGAAGGTCAAGGCGCTGTCCTACAAGTTCCAGGACCACTTCATCAACGGCGACACCGCCGTGGACCCGAAGGGCTTCGACGGCCTGAAGAAGCGCCTCACCGGCGCGCAGGTCATCGACGCGGGCACCAACGGCCTCCCGATCATCGGCAACGGCTCGACGGACCCGCTGGTGTTCTTCGACAAGCTGGACGAGCTGATGGCGGCCGTCCCGGGCGCTGACGTCCTGTACGCCAACGCGGCCGTGATCGCCAAGCTCAAGAGCGCGGGCCGCCGCGTCGGTGGCGTCGATCTGGTCCGCGAAGACCTGACCGGCAAGCGCGTGATCACCTGGAACGGCGTCCCCGTGCTCGACCTGGGCCAGACCCCGGCGGGTGCGGACATTCTGCCGCGCACCGAGACGCAGGGCTCCGCGAGCAACGCCAGCTCCATCTACGCGGTGAAGTTCGGCCGCGCCGAGGGCGACCAGGCCGTGACCGGCCTGACCAACGGCGGCGTGGACGTGCGCGATCTCGGCGAGCAGGACGTCAAGCCCGTGTACAGGACTCGTATCGAGTTCTTCACCGGCCTGGCCGTGTTCGGCGGTAAGGGCGCTGCGCGCCTGAAGGGCGTTCTGGCCGCGTGATGCGCTGCGCCTGTGGGTCGGATTGGTTTCTGGTACAGAAGCTCGTCCGGCCCGCTGGGCTGCCCGTCGAACCCCAACGGGTCGAACTGGCCGACCGCGAACCCCCGCGCTACGTCTACCACTGCGCGGACTGCGGAGTTCCGTTCGGACAGAAGCAAGCCCAGCCGACGCCCCCAGAAAACTCCCAGCCGAAACGACGCGGCCGTCCCCCGAAGACCGCCCAGACCGAAGAGTGAAGGTGGTGACAGATGGCGTACGCAACCGCGTCCGATGTCGCCAGCCGTTTTCGGGTGCTCGACGCCGATGAGACGACCATCGTCAACACCCGGCTCGCCGACGCCGAGCGGATTCTGAAGGCCCGCATTCCCGACCTCGACGCGCAGATTGTCGCTGGCACGATCGACCAGGACAACGTGAAGATGGTCGAAGCGGACATGGTGCTCCGGCTCATCCGCAACCCAGACGGCTACACCACGGAGACCGACGGGAACTACTCGTACACGATCTCCGCACAGGTCGCCTCCGGCGTCCTCGAAGTGCTCGGCCGCGAATGGGCTCTCCTCGGGATTCGAGGCGGCGTGTACAGCATCAAGCCGTACATGCGGATGCCCTGGGAGGCTCGATGAGCCTCCTTGATCGTTGGAACGAGGACATCGTGATCTACCCCGAGGAGACCTGGACGGACTCCGATGGGAACATGATGACGCGCCCGGCCGCCGTGGGCATCCCGGCCAAGGCGATGATCCGCGTGGCCGCCCAGTCCGGCACGAGCGCTCGCCGGGCCGAGCAGGACAACGAAGGCTTCGAGACCGAGGCCGTCTATGTCATGCGGATTCCCGAGTGGTCGTACGCGGAAACCCTGGGCGCGCAAGCGCGAATCGAGTGGCGCGGAGGCTACTGGGCGATCATGGGCGACGCGATGATCTACCACGGCTCCCGCCGGACCAGACACACCCAGTACACGATCCGGCGGTCCTGATGCCGCGTATTCAGCTCATCGGACAGCGCTCGGTCAACAAGATCGTGTCCCATCAGCCCGAGGTCCGCGCGGCCGTCCGCTTCCACGCGGAGCGGCTCGGCGCGAAGGCGGAAAGCCTTCTCGACCCCCACCGCAAGACCGGCAACGCACACATCGAGGTCGAACACCACGACGTCGACTCGTTTGTGTGGCTGGTCGACGAGGCCGCCCGGCACATCGAATACGGCCACGTCCACAACATCACAGGTGAATGGGTCGAGGGCCTCTACATCATCCACAAGGCCGCTGGACTGGTTTAAGGAGGCCCGATGGTTGACCGACGACTGCCACGGGTCCAGGAAGTCCTCTTTCCTGTTCTCCGGGCGCAGTTCCCAGGCGTGACATTCACGTCCTGGTACGCCGACGTAGACCACCGCACGTACCCATTCGTGAACGTTCGCCGTCTCGGCGGCCTCAGCAAGGACGCGAAGCGACTGGACAAGCCGGTCATTGAGATGACCGTGTACACCCGGTATGGCCTTGTGGCGGCCGAAAACCTGTACCTCGACGTCCGAGAAGTCATCTGGGACATGGTGAGGAACCAGACGGTCACTCCCGCCGGTTACCTCCACTCATTTTTCGAAACGATGGGGCCGACCCCGTTCGACTCGGGCATTGACGACACCTGGCGCGTTCAAGGTCTGATCCAACTCGGCGTCAGGCCGCCCCGACTCGCCGCGTGACTTTACGACGGCGTATTCCTGGAGTAAAACCAAATGGCACTTAATGACGCTGCGGTGATTACCGCCGCAACGGGGTACGTCTTCACTGCCCCGGAAGGGACTGCCCCGCCGACCCCGGCGGCGATCAGTTCCTTCGACCCGGCCTCCTTCGGCTCTGAGGTTCAGACGGTCGCCGTCACGGGCGGTCCGACCGGCGGCACGTTCACGCTGAGCCTCGGCGCTCAGACCACCTCGGCCATCCCGTACAACGCCACCCCGGCCCAGGTGCAGGACGCCCTTGAGGCGCTGTCCAACATCGGTGAGGGCAACGTCGCGGTTGCCGGTGGTCCACTGCCGGGCACGGCCGTCACCGTGACGTTCGTGGGCGCTCTGGCGGGCGCGTCTCAGACGCTCATGACCGGCTCGGCGACCGGGCTTACCGGCGGGACCTCCCCGGCGATCAACGTCACGCGGACGACCACCGCGACCGGCTGGAAGAACATCGGCCACACGAGCGCCGAAGACCTGCCCGAGTTCGGTTTCGAGGGCGGCGACACCGAAACCAAGGGCACCTGGCAGAGCCGGGTCTTGAAGACGGTGACGACCGAGGCCGCGAGTGACTACGTCACCTTCAAGGTTCACCAGTTCGACGAAGAGAACCTCGGGCTGTACTACGGCACCGCCAACGGTTCCAGCACCGTGGGCGTGTTCCGGGTCAAGAAGCCGTCCACCTCGGCGGTTCGCCGGGCGCTGCTGATCGTGATCGTCGACGGTGACGTGACGCTCGGGTTCTACGCGCCGAAGACCGACATCAAGCGAGACGACGCGATCGAGCTGGCCACCGACGACTTCGGTGCGATGCCGCTTCGCTCGACCTTCCTCCAGTACATCCACCCCAGTGAGGGCGAGATCTACTTCGACTGGATCAGCGAGGACACCGGGGTCAACCCCACCTAATGACCGGGGGCGTGGTTTTCCTGGCGGACCTTCCACGCCCCGCCTTCTCCATTCGGTCCGCCTGCTTTACCTGAAAGGTTCGCCAGTGACCAACTCGTTTTCGCTTGACGATCTCCGGGAAGACCTCGACCGAGAGTTCGCCCCGTGCACACTCACCCTCGGCGGTGAGGAGATCGTCCTCCGGAACCTGATGCGCCTTCCCGAGAAGGAACGAACCGAGGTTCTCGGCGCGCTCAAGGAGGTCGAGGCCCTGGACATCGAGTCCGAAGAGGCCCAGACCGAAGAGGACCTGAACAAGATGTCCGCCGCCCTAGATCGAGTCCTGGGGACCGTGGCGGCAGAGGGCAAGGGCAAGAAGCTCGTCCAGGCGATCGGCGGTGACGTGCTGCTGGGTATGAAGGTGCTGGAGCGGTGGACGGAGGCGACGCAGCCGGGGGAAGCGCAGAACTCGCCCGCTTGATCGACAAGTGCGGCGAGGCACTCCTAGCTGACTTCCAGCACCACTACCAGATCGACCTCAGAGACGTGCTCAGGCCCGGAAGCGGACTATCCCCGCGCCGGGCTCTTGCCCTGGTCCGCCAGCTCCCCCTTGAATCCGCAACCGTCGCCGCGCTGCGTGGAGGCCCGGAGTTTCGCGGGTGGGGTACCGACCGCTACCTGCTGGCCATGCTGATCGACGCCGTCAACGACAACACGTTCGCGTTCATCTCGGCCAACAGCAAGCGGAAACCCCAGCCGCCCAAACCGGTTGAGCGTCCAGGGAAGGCCGCGCAGAAGAACACCAATCCGAACTCGTTCCGGGCTATCGCCAAGGCCAAGCTCGCGGCGCTGAAGAGAAAGAAGGGCGGGAATGGCGAAAGGCCCGGGAACTAAAGGCACGATCGGCAAGGTCGGCGTCCGCGTCGTTCCCGAGAGCGAGCGCTTCCGCGAGGAACTCCGCGCCCAACTCGAAGCCGCGCTGAAGGGCTTCAAGGTCAAGATCCCTGTGGAGCTTGACGTCCAGGGGGCTAGCGTCGCAGCCGCCCGGCTGCGAACTGCGATCGAGGGCAACCCGATCAAGCAGAAGGTCGGCATCGATACGCAGTCGTTCAACGTCGCTTCTCGGAGCATCGCCCGGATGCGATTCCCGTTGACCGGCATCGGCAAGCTGATCGACAGCATGGCGCAGGGCCTTCGCAACGCTGGCAGCTCCGCCGACCGCTTGGCCCGGAGCCTGGTCAACACACGGCGTCAGATCGTCTCGGCGGTCTCCCAGACCGCCGTGTGGGCCGGGCAGATGCTCCGGCACGTCCTCACCGTGGAGAACGCGTGGCGAGCCTGGGTCGGCCTGGCACGGGCAATCGCGGCCGTCGATGCCGCGATCATGAAGATCCCGAGCTTGGCACTGCTCGCACGCGACCTCGCGCTTGCCGGGGCATCCGCCGCGAAGCTGGCCGGTCTCCACGTTGGCGGCTTCTTCCAGGCCCTTGTCCGAGGCTCCACGTACGCGAACCTCTTCTACCGGTCGATGGAGCGCGTCGCCGTCTTCGGCGCACGGACGGCCGACTCCTTCGACCGGCTTCGCCGGATCAAGCTTTCCGACGTCGCCAACGGCGTCAAGAACCTGGCCACGCACGCGGCCAACGGCGTCCGGCACATCGGCCGCCTCGGCGTCACGATGGGTCGCACCTTCAGCCGGGGCGTCGGCAAGTCCATCGACGGTGTTGTGACCGGCATCGGCCGGTCCATCCGAAACGGACTCTCCGGCGCGTCCAACATCCTCGGCAACGTCGCGCAGGGCTTTACCAAGATCTCGACCACGTCGATGATCCTCGGTGGCCTGATGGCGGTCATCGCTCCGGCCGTCGCGCTCGTTGCCGGTCTGCTGGCCGGGCTGCCGTCCCTCCTTCTCGCGATCGGTGCCGCCGCCGGGGTGGTCTACCTCGGCTGGGACGGGGTCAAGCGCGCGTTCGGTGACTTCAAGGACGCGATTGGCGAGATCAAGCACGACGTAGCCGACGTCTTCGAGCAGGGCCTAACGCCCCAGTTCCAGGCCCTCGGCCAGGTCGTCATCCAACTGAAGCCGCAGATACTTGAAATCGCCCGAGCCCTGTCGACTTTCATGCAGGGCTTCACCAACGTCTTCACCTCCGTCAAGGGGATGGAGCAGCTACGGACGATCCTCCAGAACACGGCCCAGTTCTTCACGGCCCTACAGCCGATGGTCGAGGCATTCTTCAAGGCGTTCCTCACGCTCGGCGAGGCCGGTTCTCGATCGTTCGGGACCTTGGCCCAGGTCCTCAACAACTTCGCCATCACGTTCAACGCCATGGTCGACCGGCTGAACCAGACCGGCGCACTCAAGGCCGCCTTCGAGGGCCTGGCCCAGGTGACCGGTTCGCTGCTCGGCTTCTTCGTTCGCCTCTTCGAGGTCGGCGTACAGGCCATGGGACAGCTCGGCGATCCACTCGCGACCCTGATCAACGGGTTCGCCAACGCGTTCATCGCGCTGATGCCCGCGCTCACGGCGTTCTCGTCACTCGTCGCGAACGTCCTCGGCGCGGTCTTCGAGGCGATCACTCCCGCGATCTCCGCGCTGACCCCCGCGTTCACCATGCTGGCCAGCACGGTGGGAACGCTACTCGTCGGCGCGATCCAGGCCGTAGCGCCGATCCTGTCCGCGCTGGCGCAGATCATCGGCCAAGTTGTTCTGACCGCCCTACAGGCGATTCAGCCCTACCTGCCGCAGATCGTGACCTTCATGACGCAGCTCGGCCAGACCGTTGGCCAGTTCCTCACCGCCGCGTTCATGAAGCTGACGCCGTTCTTGGGCATGGCGGCCGACTTCCTCGGCAAGGTGCTCGAAGCGGTTATGCCGCTGCTGCCTGCGATCCTTCAGCTTGTCCAAGCTGGACTGGACGCGCTGCTCCAGATCATGACCCCGCTGATCCCGCCGCTGCTCCAGCTCGCCCAGGCGATCATGCCCGTGCTGGTACAGGTCATCCAGGCGTTGACTCCGGTCATCCTCCTGGCGGTCGACGCACTGACTCAGTTGATGCCGATCTTCGCGGACGTCGTCAACGCGATCACCTCGGCGGTAATGCCGGTCTTCAACGGCATTCTCCAGGTGGTCAAGGACGTCTTCCCCGGAATAAAGGACATCATCGACGGCGTCCTCAAGGTGATCACCGGGATCATCAAGACAGTCCTCTCGATCATCAAGGGCGACTGGTCCGGTGCCTGGGACGGGATCAAGCAGATCCTCAGTGGAGCCTGGGACGCGATCAAGGGCGCGATCAAAACCGGGTTCGACTTCGTGGTGTCGTTCTTCAAGAACGTGCCCGGGAAGATCCTGGAAGCGCTCGGCAACCTCGGCGGCCTCCTGTGGGACGTCGGGAGCGACCTGCTGAAGGGCCTGTGGAACGGCATCAGCAGCGCCGGAAAGTGGCTGCTGCAAAAGGTCGGCGAGTTCTTCGGGAACCTGCTGCCCGGCTGGGTCAAGCGAATGCTCGGCATCGCCTCGCCCTCACGCGTGTTCGCCGCCATCGGCCGGTGGATTCCGCCCGGCCTCGCTCAGGGCATCGACAGCACGGCCAACCAAGCCGTGACCGCCACCCGAGACCTGGCCAGCCGGGTTGTCGACGGCTTCTCCCTCAACGGGGACGCCAGGGCCTACGGCAAGGCCGTCACAGCGGAATGGGCGAAGGGGATCTCTGACGGAACCCCCGCCGCGATGTCCGCAGTGGACGGAATGTCCAGGCTCCTCAACAAGACCGCGACAGCGGAATGGGAGGGGCTCATCAAGTCCGAGGACTTCGGCTCCATCGGCGACAAGGTTGCAGAGGCGCTCGAAGGCTGGAGTGTCCAGGTCGACAAGTTCGGCCAGGCACGCATGGTCAGAAGCGCTGAATCCCGGAACAAGTTCGGAAGGTAACGATGGCAGACACACCTGTCTTCTGGCTCGGGCCGCTCGGCCGCATGGTCCCTCTGGCGTGCCCAGAGCCCGGCCTGGACGTCTCGCTCCAGAGGCAGGCTGCCAGCAACGTGTCGGTGAACATGCGGACCACGGAGGAGCTTCAAGGGTTCCGTCGCAAGTGGGAGATGGCACAGGCGTGGCTCGACGAGAGCGACGCCTCCGTGCTGGAAGCCATGTTCAACGGGACCCTGATGGCCCCTCACCGGATCATCGATCCGTTGCGGACCAACCGATTCCGGCCTTCGGTCGCCGCCGCTCGGCGAACGTCGATCTGGAACGGCGGGGTCGATTCCTGGTACGTCGCCTCCGGTAACGGGGTCGTGTCGACGCAGACCGGCCAGTACCCGGCGATCTCGTGGACGGCCGACGACGGCCGGACCGTGAGCTACCGCCCAGATAGCGGGCTGGAATGGAACGCGGCTGCCGCCGGAAACACTTTGTATCCCAACGGGTCCCTCAAGGCGGACGGGAAGGCCCGGAAGTCCCGGGTCGATCCGATCCTGCCGGGCGAGACGCTCACCGCGTCGGTCTGGCTCAAGACCACCGGCACCGGCCAGGGAACCTTCCTCCTGGCCAAGGTCGCCGCCGACCTGACGCCCAGCGTCGCCACTACGCAGACGTTCTCCAACACCGCGTGGCAGCGGCTCAGCCTGACCTACACCGCGCCCTCGGACGGCTCGGTCATCGGCGTCTTCCCCTACTTCACCGCGTCTGCGGACACGCTGAACCTCCACATCGGACCCGGCCAGCTCGAAGAGGGCACAACCCCAACCCAGTGGCAGGCCGGATACGGGGCTCCGGAAGTCGCGATCACCCAACTCAACAGCGTGTCCCCCCGCCACCCGCTCGTGACCATGAACCTGACGATCCAGGAGCTTTGATGTACGTGCACCCCGATTCGGCGACGAACGAGGCCCTTATCGAGGCGCTGTACAGCTCGGCTCGCGAGATCGGGAAGCACGTTCTCTTCGACTGGGACAACGATGACCTGTTCTCGCACGAGTACTCAGACCTCTCGGCCGTTGTGCTCGACGCCCAACACGAGCGCGCGTCCCTGACCACCGACCTTCCGGAGAACGTGAACACGATCCAGGGCTACTCGTCCAGCGAGCTGACCCTGTCCCTGAAGGGCGCACGCGACTCCGAAGAACTGCCGATGTCCCGGCTCCTGTCACCGTTCGACACGGGCTCTCCCTTCTACAACCGGGACCTGACCGGCACGACGGTCCGGTACTGGCTCCGCGTCTACACCGAGTACGGCGAGGTCGACATCCGGCAGTTCACCGGAGTTGTCCGGGACCTCCAGTTCAACCGCAAGGACCAAACCGTCCAGATCATCTGCTCGGACGTCATGCAGTGGTTGAACCGTGCCGTGACGCTCCGGCCGTGGGCGGTCGACCTGGAGCCCAACTCCCTGGCCGTCGCGGGCGCAGGCCGGTACATCAATGCGTCCTGGGTGCTCGCCGAGGTTCTCCGCCAGTGCGGCACCCCTATTGGTCCCCTGGAGCGCTCGGACGCCGTTTGGTCGGTGTCGGGGTGTGGCAGCTTCCTTCCCTCGGTCTCCGGGCCGATGATCCTCGGTTCAGTCGCCAACTTTCCCCACGTCCTACCGACCACCGAGTTCCTCGGTGATCCCTGGCGGTTTGGCAAGTACGGCCTGTGCATGAACCCCACGAACACCGTCAACGGGGAACGCGGGACCGCCCGATCAGCCGCCAGCACGGAAGCCGTGCACCTCTTCCCGTCCACCAACATCTCAGGCGCTCCGAAGAACATCGGCTTTAACGCCTGGGCTGAATCCACCGGAAGCACGACCACCCAGACGTGGAACACCGCGACCGGATTCGGGACCGGGCTGGGTTCCTCCTTCGGGATGGACCCGTGGCGATCGAACAACGGCGTTGGTATCGGTATCGCGAACAACGGACAAGTCCGCGCCGAGATCTACGTCTACCGCAACGCATCCAGCTCCCAGCAGGTCTACGCCTGGGAGTGGAACGTCAAGCAGTCGGCAGGCTGGCACTACTACGATGTGAACTTCCGCTTTACCAACGGCTCGATGGACGTCGTTCTCACCGTTGACGGAACCGTGATCGCCCCAACGTCCGGCGGCCTTGTCTCCCAAGGGTTCGAGTACTACGAAGGCGGGTACCGGGCGGGCTCAGACTACTGGCGACACCCGGCCAACCTGGTCGTCTACGACCCGTCCCAGTGGTTCCAGTTCTACATCAACGACGCCACCAACGGCGTCTACCAGCCCGGCCAGGAACATCCTCCGACCACGAAGGACGGCATCCCCTGGGTTCTGTTTGGAGGCTGCCAGGCGGACATGTCGTTCATCCCGGACGTGTGGAACACACCGGCCTGGGAGGTCTTGCAGAAGATCGCAACGGCCGAGTTCGCCGCGATGTATGTCAACGAGTACGGCCAACTCGTGTTCAAGAACCACGAGCTTCTCCGGCTGCAAACACCTACGGTGCCGGACGCCAGCTACACGGTAGACAACCTGCTCGGGATGATCGTCAACCCGTCGCTGGACCAGTACAAGAACGAGATCATCCTCCCGTACGTCAACAAGAAGTCCGTGATCGATGACGTATGGCAGCCCGACACCGGTCGTCAGTTCGTCGTTGAACAGAACTGGGCCAACTCGAACTCGGCGGGCGGGTGGCAATTCAGCCCGAGCTACCGGATCGACAACGTAGCGGCGCTGGTCTATCACATCGTTCCGACGTCGGGGTACAACGACCTCCAAAAGGGCTGGGACGAGTGGACGCACACGTACAACTCGTATGCGGCGGCCTGCTTCGCGCAGTCGATCGACCGGGACTGCATGTACCCAGACCACTCGGACCTTCTCACCACGTGGGGAGGGTACGAAGGCGTCGCGATGCCGTCGAACGACATGCGATTCTTTCAGCTCTGGATGCGGGCGCTCGACTACACACCGAACCAGGCGTGGAGCCAGATCCTCTTTGGCGCTGCCGCGATTACGTATCAGCCCAATCAGCCCGTACCGAATGATCCGGGAATCTTCTTCTCCCTCAAGGGGAAGAAGGTCGTCGAGGACGTCACCGGTTACTACTCGGTGAGCGACAGCGCAGCGATCGCCGACAGGGGGCGGTTCTCGCTCATCCTCGATGAGAACGAGTGGCGGCAGACGATCAACACCGCCACGTCGGTGTCCACTCAGCTCTTGAGCGACACCATCACCCCGGCCCCGGTCATCGAGGACCTCCAGCTACCGCTTGACCCGAGGCTACAGATCCTCGACGTCATCGGGCTGACCCCCGAGGACGGTATCAGCGGCTCGATCACGGCTCAGATTGTCGGCCTCCGCACGAATGCCAAGGCCGGAACCATGAGCCTGGACGTGCGAATCACCAAGACCCCGTCGAAGTGGGCACTGGGGGTGCCTGGCGCTTCTGAACTGGGCCAGACAACCTACCTGAACTAGGAGCAAACATGCCTGCTGTTTGGCCGACGCCCGATTTCACGGACGGGCAACTGGTCGACGAGGACGACCTCAACCAGCTAAACGAGAACATCGACGACAACCACACGAACATCGTGCTGAACGACTCCAGGATCGACACCCTGGAAGCGAACCAAGGCACACGTGGAGCCAACGGAACGGTCTACGGCGAGATCGGGACGCTGAAGACAAACCAGGGCACCCGGGGCGCTCTCGGAACCGTGTACGGCGAACTGGGGACGCTGATCACCAGGACCACGAGCACGAGCATCGGTAACCAAGCGCTGTACGAAGGCCGCACCGCGTCCGGCGCTGTCCGATGTGTCCTCACGGCAGACCAGGCGGTAGCCTCCGGCGCTCTGCAAAAGGTTTCCTGGCCCGCGCCCGTTTACAACACCGGCCCCATGACCGTGACCGGAACCGACTTCACGCTCAACAAGACCGGCCGATGGGCACTGTGCTTCTCGCTCCGGTTCGGACCGAGCAACACCGGCACCGAGCGCGCCGGATGGATCGGCCTCGCGTCCGACGCCAACACCCGGTACGTGAGTTGGGGGATTGAGAAGCCAGTCGGCACCTCGGTATGGCCATACCTCGGCGCGGGCACCGTGGTCAGCCTCTCCGCCGGAACCGTCCTGTCCGTCTACGCCTACCAGGACACAGGGGCGAACCTCGACCTGAAGCAGTTTGGCGGCAACTGCAACTTCAGCTTGACCTTCCTCGGCGCGTAATCCCTCGACATCAGCGGGCGGCTTCGGCCGCCCTTTTCTATGCCTGCAAAGGGGCAATGTGTTGTGACCTCCCCCGACTCAAACGCGATCGTCCTCCAGTTCATCCGGGAGGAGCTAGGGACCGTGCGGGAATCCGTGCACGACGAACTGACCGCGCTTCGAGGCGACTTCGCCGAACTAGCCAAGGCACTCAACAGCCACGTGGCCGACCACAGCGCCCGGGTGGCCGTACTGGAGCACCGGCTCACCGAAGCGGACGCGGAGATCTCGGAGCTGAAGACCGCCGGAAAGACGTCAACGGCTACCCGGGTCTCCGTGGGCATCGCGCTTCTCTCCGCCGGGCTCGCCTGGGTCCCGGACATCATCAGCGCCATAGGGAAGTGAGCTAGTGGCAAAGGGAATCGACGTCTACACGCGATACCAGCGCGTCTACAACTGGCACCAGGTTCGAGCCGCTGGCTACGAGTGGGTGTACATCAAGGTCAGCGACGGCAACGCGAACCGCCCTGACAACGGCTACGCCCAGGGCGCGAAGGCCGCGACCATGAAGGCCGGGGCCTACCACTACGCCCAGCCGGGCGACCCGATCGCACAGGCAAACCGGCTAGCCGACCGCGCCGAGCAGATCGGCGCTACCGACCTCGCCCCCGCGCTCGACCTCGAACATCCATTCGTCCCCAGCCGAGCCGCTATCGACTTCGCCATCAGGTTCCTACTCCAGATCCGAGCACGCGGACACAGGCCCTGCCTGTACGCCAACAACGCCATGCTCAAGGTGATCCTGGGACCGGTCCGGGCTGCCGTCCCGGAGGTCATCGTCTGGGCCGCGCGCTACGGCGCGGAGCCATCCGTCCCGTACGACGTCTGGCAGCACAGCCAGCACGGCCACGTCCCCGGCATCTCCGCCGGGTCGGTCGACCTGAACCAGGGCGCTATCCCGCTCAACCGCTCGGCCGCGCCGCCGAGCCCAACCCCCGAGGAAGATATGCCTTCTGTTCTCCTGCCCCCGGGCGAGTACGCCTCGGCGACGATCGTCGTCCCGAAGTCCGCGACCGAGGTCGTGGTCAGCCTCGGCTTCGGCCCCATGGAAGTCCACGGCGTCTACCTGTACGGCGGGGCCTACTCCGGCCACGACCGGAACCACAAGGACGGCAAGGGCGGCTGCGACGCCTACACCCAGGACCCCGACCGGCCCCGGGTGATCCCGGTCCCGCCGGGCACGCTCGCCGCCACCATCTGGTACTCCCAGGCCCGTAGCGAGCGCTGGGCCGCGTTCGGCACCCGCTGAGAGGAAACGCCCATGCGAGAGTTCCTCGCCCGTCTCCAGGACACTGAGCCCGCCAGACTGGCCGAATTCGTCCGGGCCGTCCTGGTCGCCGTCAACGCGGTCGGCTGGGCGACCATCCCGGACACCACGGTAAGCGCGGTCGTAACCGTCGTGAGCGTCCTCGCCTCGCTCGTGCTGACCAAGTTCGTCCGAAGCAACGTCACCCCGACCCCCAAGCCCCCGGCAGACGGCAACCACCGCGCCAACTAA